ATAAGCATTGTCTCCGGTATTTTTCCAGTCAATAGTTGTATCTAACCCAGTTAATATTTCAACTTTATTATTACCATCTAACTTTCTTCTTGTTAATTTAGAAGCCGGTACACGATAGGCCAACTCAGTTTTAGGACGGTCCATACCGTCTTGAATTGGTTTAAAAAAGAAAGGGTAATTAACAGAAATTGGCACAACCTTATCTGTAAACATTTTTTTAGCGTCGCCACCTGATTTTGATAATATACCATATCTTGAATCACTTGATATTGTTGCGAGGTTTACAATTTCTCCAGAAGCCATAAACGAGAACCCAGAACGTCTGTTCTTAAGATAACACATTCCATAACATCTTGGATCTGCTTTGCAGGCTTCCCAGAATATATAGAATAATCTATTTGATTCTCTAAACTCTGGTTTACCAACGTCAATCTTACTCCATTGGAGATACATATAATGTGAACCCGTTAAGTAAGTTGGCTGCCCATTATTATTAAACCAATGACCAAGTTCTCTTCTGTTGAACTGATCGTCAATATAAGCACCCCACTTCTCTTTAAACGGCTCCGGATAATCTCTCCAATCAAATATACTATTTATAGATTTTAACTCCTTAGGATAGTCCTGTGGAGTCCATTTATCTGTACTCTTATCTATATTAGTTGGGGCTTTAGGCAAAGCTATTTTTAAATTTTGTATTTTGTATATTTCACCTATTTGCCCGGTCTTGCTTATAACAACAATATCGTATTCTTTATTGTACCCATAAGCCCATTTCTTTGCTTTGTTTAATCTAGATATTGTAGTTTCTCTTATTGGCGTTATTACGCTATATAATGATTGCTCGTACATTACTTAGATCTTTTTTCTGCAAACCCTGTAAATTTCTTTTCTTCAGTATCTGCTTTTGGTCGTTCTTCCAATATCCTTTCCTCTTCTTCTATCCTGCTTAGGATTTCAAATGCATCGAATATTGCTAACTTTTTTGTAGCGGCTGCGTTCTTAAGCCTGTCTGCAGATATATCATCTGATCCGTCAAGAATTTTTTCTTCAGCTACTTTTATTAATTCCTCAACCGCCTTTTGCCCAGCTTGGATTATATTCTTCTTCGTCTCCTTGATATTCATATTCAATTGTAATTAAATTTGTGGGTACTCGGTATAACCTCTGCCCTTCTATTATAAATTCATATTCCATACCAGGTTTGAAACCAACTAAAGCCCCCGGTTCAATATTATCATTGCCATATTTTACAACTCCAATGCAAGGTCTTTCGTTATTATCATCAAATATATTTTTAGATTTTAATGGTTTAATAAAACAAAATTTGTCTAATGCTTTCCATTTACCTTCGCTTTTATAAGCATATATTTGATCCGGATGAACTATATATAAATCTTCTGAGTAATAGTTTTTACTGTTTTTCTCAACGCCTTTGATGTCTCTAAATCGTCTAAATACATTATGATGCAATATAACCTCATCGCCTATTGACATATTTGATTCGCCGACTAGTGGTAAGTTTATTACGATGCCTACTCTATTTGTATATTGATGGTTTTGTAATTCTGTATTTAATAGTAACTCTTGCCCATCAACTTCTATGGTTCCTGTAGTTCTTTGCCCTTTAGGAGCAATTAGATAATTAAATATGCTTGTCATTTTAATATGAAAGATCGTATTCAACAGAAATTGCCATGTTCTTATTAAAGTCTTTCCACGGCATAATAATATCCCCTTTCGCTATATAGATAGAATACTTATCTTCTTCTTCTATTATAGTAGCTATAGTATGACCGCCATACACTTCCTGATTAACAGAATAATGCATGGCGTCATTTTTATAGTCTTTACCGATACTAATCTTCCTTATTATCTGTAACATCAGAAATTTCGCCGGTAGCTAAATCAATATTAACAGCACCGTAAGCGCCTTCTAATTCATTTTGAATTTCACGTAATTCAGACGCTAATACAGATATGTTATGTAATAGTTCATGCTTATGTGCTTCTAATCCTCCAATTTGGATTTGCACATTATTAACTGCATCAACTTTTGTTTTTAACTTTTCTAGTTCTTCTGGGGTAATCTTGTTTTTTACTAATTCCATTTTAATTAATTTGATTGTTTATTTTTTTTCTTTTTATAAGGAAACACTTCGTTAAGTGTCTCTTGCCTTTCATCACAACCGCAATCTATACCAGTTATTTCTGATATTGTATCAACTACTTTTTTAATTCCGGTTGCTTTTGTTATTTTTAGTATTGTATCGCCTAAGCCTTTTGATTCCATGATATTAACATTTCCATCTTCTACGGGCAGCACATATTCTTTTATCTGGAGTCTTAGAACAATCTATATTATGCATATTCATTTGCCCTTTTGATCTAGCGCAATAAGAATCTCTTCTTGCTCCTCCCCCAGGTTGCGGAGCTTTTAAGTCACCACCTGTTTCTTTGTTATACGCGTTTCTACCGGCTTGTGTCATACCGGCGCCTTCTTTTGCTGTTAAAAAATGACGACCCTTACCAGTAGTGGTATGTTGTAATTTTTTAAACGGTGAATTGCACTGAACGTAAGCCATTATCTAAAGTATTTCATTTTTAAAGGAGATTTCTTTACAAAGAAACTATTTACTTTTTTATATGCAGCTGAATCAGGAGGCGTATCGTCCTCTGTCATTTGAGACGTTGGCTTTTTCTTTTCTACAGACTCTGCTTTAGGTGTTTCAGCGGCTTTAACATCAGTTGCTGCAGGTTCAACACTACTTGGAGCTTTTGTAACCGGTGGGGTTGAAGTTGAAGTTGATCCAGCAGGGTTTTTATTTGATTGATCATATGTCCCAGGGATAGTTTTAGTAATCGCCGCAATTTGCATTTGATCATCTGCCGCAGTAGCCGCAGTAGCTTCCGAAGCATTTTTTATTTGCTCTTTACTTTGATCTAATTGTGTTCCTAAAATTGTACCTCCATAACTTTTTGATTGTTCTGATTGTAAAACTGCATTTTGGGCATTTGCTCCATAACCCTTTGCTTTTGTCTCAGCTTGTTTTAATCTAGCCGCATCTTTTGCTTTAGAAATAAAATCACTTTTTGCTGAACCAGTCAATCCGTCTGCTTTTGCTTTTGCTTTAGCTAAGTCTATTTCTGCTCTTTTTGTTTTTCTTGCAGTATGAGTAATAGCTCTGTCAATTTGTCTTCTACCAAATGACGCCATTGCGTCTCCTTCATGGAATACTCTTAACTCTACTTCTTTTCCTGGCTTATCAATAATTTTATTTGTATCTGGTTCTTTTATAGTTGTAGGTTTATATTGCGGATCATTTTTAATTTTCGCATTATGTTCCGCTTTCTGTTGAGGAGTACGACTTCTCCACCAAGCATTTTCATTTGGCACATGTGTTTTACCTGGTATAGTTTTGGTACCACCAGGAACCGTAATCGTTTCAGTAGTTCCTTTTGTTCCGCCTCCAGCTGACTGTTGCTCTAAAATTTTTGCGCCAGCTGATTGGCTTTTACTCACTTGTTTAAAAGGAGAACTCATTAATTTTGACGGAGCAGGAATAGTTCTAGTTTCATTATTTCCATAAACACCAGCAACTCCAACACTTAATAAAGGTTCTTGAACAGGTGATTTTTTTTGACTAAATAAACCTCTGTTTACTCTAGCCGTTATTGGTATGTTGTTAGCCATATTTTTTGTGTTATTAGTTAGATTGTGTTTCTTTTGTAGTTGCTGCGGTTTTTGTTTTTGGCTTATATTTTTCAAATGATTTCCCAACAACTTCAGCCGCATCCATAAATTCTTTATGCACACCTGCTTCTCCAGCAATTAAATCTGCATTTATTTTTGTAGGTGATGTAACATAAGATCCACGACTTTTTGATGTAATTGGAACGCATGGTTTCATAGTGTCAGACCTTCTTGCCTCAAATGACGCTTTAGCCTGAGCTAATGAAGTCTCTTCTCCACCAACACCCGCTTGATGACCAGTTGCTGACTTATCTTGAAATCCGTGTTGATTTTGTGTTTGGATTATGTGGTTAAGACTATTAGCCTCCATTTTAAACCCACCTCTGAATCTTATTGCCATAATATTATTTTTTATATGCTTCGGCTTCCCATTCAAAATCTGGATGCCCTTCGTTCATTGTTGCTCTTTTATAAACTCTAGC